AAACCCTCGCGGAGGCCCATCGGTCCGGACATGGCGTTTGTGTCGGTGGTGGAGACGCGGCTGAAGATGAGGAATGGAAGTGTTGCTCCCTTGGGCGCGAGAACCCACCATGCGCGGGCGATGCCGTTCGAGTCGGCGCCAACCGCAGCGGCGACTGTTGGGGCTTGTGTGATTAAAGTGAATAAACCTTGCTCGATCATGGTGATACCTTCAGGCTTTTGTTCCCGCTCGTTGTGATTTATTTGTTGATCGTGTCGTCACCCACCCAGCACCACAGGTGTGTTTCCACCCTTGAACCATCGGGGTCGGAAAACGACTCCAAATTCATCCTTTGACCACGACAAAGTAGGTTCATGCCGGTGTCGAGGCTCCAGGTCTTGGGCGCTCGGATGATTACCTTGTAGCTGCTTACGGCCTGGAGGGTCTGCGTCTTGTCCTCCTGCTTGCCCCTCCACATGGACACGTTGGCCCACACGGTAGCCACAGCCGTCTCCGGGAGCGGTGTACCGTCCACACCGTTGCCGTTGGAGGGCTGCGTAAATGTGACCTGCTCGGTATACTCCGTTGAACCGAGGTACCGGGAACCGCACGCCTGCTTCGGCAACTTCATAAATCACCTCGGGATACGCATCGATCGGAAAGATGACAACATCCTGCGCAACGTCATACCGACTTCGCTCGTAGGTTCCACGCTGATGATCTGGCGCACATCATGCATGTGATTTGCGAGGTACAAAATCGCCATGATGAGGCGTGAAGGAACCTCGGTTGGATCGGTGGCGGAGTATCCGCAAGAGTATCGAATCTGGATGCAGTCTTGTCTGCGATCGGTCAGGGGCCAAGCCAAGCCGACGTTGAGCGTGATCTTGTCCGCGAAGACGGTGTAGGTGGATGGGTCGAGCGTTTGCACCACACCGTTGGTATCGTTGTATGTAACCGTCACCGCGTTGATGAGCGGCGAACCTGACGGAACGACGACCGGGCGGCGGACCAGCTCGATGCTGTCCAGCGTGGGGAAACCGTACCACCAGAGATTGGTGGCATACGCGTAACTCAACGCGAGGAACTCCTGGCGCGGGTCAGCTTGGCCTGGGAAAAAGTCGAACGTCAGCAGCACTTGTTCATTGAGACAGGCCGTGGCAGCCATGTTTTCTACTTCGTCGCTGGCAGCCGAGATCATATCCAGCAAGAGTTGATAGTCATCCGTGTACACAGCCGGGGAGATGCCATATTGATACTTTTGTGGGACGTCAAAACGACCGAAGGCTGCGAGGCGCTCGGGTGTGATGACGGGCTGCGATCGAGGTGTGACGATCTGCTCAAACATGGATTACTTCCTCCTATTTAGCTCCAGTTGCAGCCTGAACAGGGTCAAGTTGGAGTTGCCTGCTGCCTGCGTATGCTGCGAGCATGTGCATCCAACGCAGTCACAAGGATCGCCCGTGCAACCGGTGCAGTCACCGTCAACGCAGGGCTGGCACTCACACTCACACTCGGTGGCGGCTTTGATATTGGTGACTACTGGACCGTCGGGGTGGATATTGCAATGCACCGAGCCATCCATGATGCACGTGCATTGTGGGGCAGGCGGCTCCTCAACCTTTGCCTCAATCTTGAGAGCGGCAGGCGCGTTGCGAAATCGCTTCAGGTCGAAGCAGTTTTTGACGGCGGACTGGTCCTTGTTGACCGAGGTCGCGAAACCCTTCTTCACAGCGTCGTCCGCGCTCATCCATGTCTCTTCGGCTTGCATCGCGAGCACGTCCTTCTTTGGCAGACCGGTCCGCGCAACGTAGATGTCGGCAATGCCACTCGTAACGGTGGTCAGCGTGTCCGCCATCTTGGTCATGTCGGCGGCGTTGCCAAACGCCATGGCCATAGCCTCGTGGATCATGAGGGTACTCCCAGCGCACATCGTGATGTTGTCACCGGCCATTGCTACGATCGATGCAGCAGACGCAGCCAGGCCGTCAACGATCACGTTGACCGGCTTGGAGCACGCCTTAAGCAGGTTGTAAATTGCCACGCCCGCGAAAGCGTCCCCCCCAGGAGAGTTGAGGTGTAGCTCGATGTTGTCGAAGTCACCCTTTAGTGCGTTCGCGACCATGGCAGGTGTAGCGCTGTCACCGTCGTCGCCGTATCCCATATCGCCGATCATGTCGTAGAACGACAGAGTGAGTGTCCCGTTCGATTGATCCGCGTTGAAAAACTTATTGGTCATTGTCGTCTCCCACGGCCAGAGCGACTAATGCTGCGCGGGCCTCTTCATCGTTCAAACTTTTGCGCGACTCAACATATTCGGTGGCAGCCTCGATGTCGACACTCAATACCTCGGCCACGAATTTAGCATCCGGAGCTGACTTTAACTCTTTGCGCATCACGCGGTCGGCCATGCTGTTGGCGAGGGCCTGAAGGCGGGCGTTAGCCTTATTGGGCTTGGCCGGGACAGCCTTCTTGGCGGGCTTCTTCGCTGGCTTTGGCGGCGCGGGATGCTTGAAAGGTGGCTCCGTGTTGCCATCACCATCACCGGCTGCATCTGGGCCAGGCACATCGGGAGCAGACTCACCTGACTCCTCATTTGCATCGTCCGGATCATCTGCATCAGGTATCTTTTGGCCGGGGATGAAAAATTCACCCGTAACTGGGTTGTAAATGGCTCCGTTCGCCGGGCCTGATAAGAAGTCTCCGCCCTCGATGGAGTCACGATCCTCAAGCAGGCGTGCCTCATTCGGCGTCATCTGCCAGCTATTGATCAGGGCCGAGTTGGTTTGGGCTCTCTCCTTTGGAGAACCACGAAGGATGATGTCGGCACTGTGTTTTGCATAGAGCTTACCCCACTTCTTGCGCGGGATGAGATCGCGAGTAATCGACTGCTCTATCGCGGCTGTATAGGGCAACAACGAAGTGTTGAAGTATTCGTCCAAAAAGGCTGAGGAACTCGCGTAGGTGGAATTTTGCTCTCCGAGGCCCATCTTCACCAGCAGCGGAGCGCCACCGAGGAAGCGCACGACTTCTTGCTCTGACCACTTACGCGACTCCAGAAGTTGTGATTCAGCAGCGTTAAATGACATTTTCTCGAACTTCCCGTTACCAGGGATGATCGAGAACTTGCCCGCATTTTGCGAACCGGCGAAGTCCTTACGCAGTCGATCGATGATGTTTTGTCCGGCCTTTTCATCCGGTGCCTGGTCGGCATCCGGAAATGAGATGAAGCCGCTCATGCCCAAGCCATTTGCAAAGTTGCGCCCCGCTACCTCCTCCGCTGCCATGAGCAGCGACAGCGCCTCCTTGGCGAGAAGAATGGTGGGGGAACCTTCGAGGCCGAATCCTTCGAGGTTGAGTGCAGACACATGCCAGATTTGATCCTGAGTAAACTCTGTCATTCCGCCCTGGCCCGCATTGGTGTACCGATACTTGAGGGTAGGAGGATTCGTGCTTCGATCCCAAAAAGGGGTCGTGTGCCAGGCGTTCAATGGAATAAGTGCGGTGATGTCACCAGCTTGGTCGGTGATTTTTTGGCAGTAACAATTTGAATTCATGATCAACTGGCTGGCAAGGAACCAGCGCATCTGATAGGAGGTCTGGTATTGGTTTGGGCAGTCCTTTAGCAGCGAATACAGAGGCTCGTCGATCGCGGGCTGTGTGCGCTGGCGGCCAGCCACCTTCTTGGTTTCACGCAGAATCAGAGGCATCTTGGCGAGGTCGTTGCTCAGCATTTTCACGCCGCCTAAAAATGCCGACACGCGGATAGCAGTTTCGCGAGTAACAACTTTTCCGGCGGCAGCGGGCAGACCAACGAGCGCATGCACCAGCTCGGAGCTGGGGGACGCTAGTGTGCTCTCCCCAGAATTTCGGAAAGCTGAAAAACTCGCTCTAATACGACTGGATAGGCCCATTTGTACTCTCAACCTAAGGGTTAGTAATTTGCATTACAGGTGGCGCTGCTATCATCCAGTGCAGCTTTTGCGGCATCGTATCCATATAGGATGCGCTGGTTTTGAAGGCGGAGGCCGCGATCCATGCCTAACCCAGCATCATGCAGTATCTGCTCCCACTTGTATTCCTCATCGGACTGGCCGGGGCGCTGCTTGAGTGGGCGACCAGAATGCACTCCATGGATTCCACCCTCGCGCAGGATGTGGCTGATGCGGCTCTGCGTGGTGGCAAAGGCATTTGCGATCTCTGCTTGAATCATGGTGGGGTTGGCTGCCGCGAAGGCGATTACAGCCTCATAACTCAGTTTGCGTTTGCGTCCACGATCGGCCATGCTACCACCACACTTTCTTTTTTTGTTGATTGTCTGGGTCAGTGGCCCGGGCGAGGGCCATGATGAGAGAGGAGCAGCCGTCGATCTTCTCCCGGTTGCGATCTTTGGCGGGGCGGATGAATCCGGTGCCGCGCTGCGTGTTCCACCTGAGGTTGGAAATTTGCCAGCGCATAACTGGGTTGCCTGCGTGCGCGAACTCTTGGCGCAGAACCTTGCGCATAAGCTCACAGCAAGGGGCATTCATTTTTAAGTGGGATTGTGGGTAATCTACGAGCTTGTTCATCGCGAAGCCAGACTCACTGAGCATGCGAATTAGCTCTGAGGACCAGGCGGAGTCGTAGGCAATCTCGCGAAGGTCAAATTGCTTGGTGAGTTCGGTGATCTGATCGGCGATATAACGGACATCGGTGAGGTTGCCTGGGGTGGGAACGATGAAGCCATCACGCGACCAAATATCATATGGAACATGGTCGCGTTTCACGCGATCCTGGATGTTATCCCCGGGGCACCAGAAATACTCAAGAGTTGACCACTTTTCGCCGGATTTAGCGGGCGGAAACAGCAAAACAAGGGCAGAAGTGTCGATTTTTGGGGCTAAGTCGATGCCTCCAAAACAGGTGCGGCCCTTAAGTGAGGCAATAAGATCGGCGCGGAGACGCTTAGGGTCCGGGTGGGTTGAGAGGTCTTCGGTGGCGCAAGCGTCCCAGCGTTCGATTTCGAGGGCTGGATCGCTGGCTAGGTCGCTCCACAAATTCATTCTGAAGCGTAAAAATTCACCGAGCGCGGTGGGTTTGCCTTGAGATTCAGCAAACTGATTTTCCAGGGCACTGAGGGGAAGGATGTACCCCAAGGAGGGGTTGGGCTTCACCCAATTCTTTTTTTCGCGGTAGTCGTCCTTGGGGTCTAAACAGAAAATGAAGGCTGCGACCTCATCATCCTCGACCATGCCGTCAAGGATGCGGGTGCAATACTCGTGCTCTCCCCAATAAAGTGTGGACTTATTAGCTGAGCTACCGGCTGTGGTGATTAACCACATGAGAGGCTGGCGACGGGTATCTCCTCCATATCTCAAAATCGACCATAGGTTGTTCGACATCGGCCAACGATGCATCTCGTCGCAGATTGAGGCAGACACAATTGCGCCGTCGCTTGAATCT